TATGGGTGTTGATTTTTGGCCGGGCACTGGTCGGCTAACACGGGCAGAGACAATCATTGACGGAACAGCGGTAGCTATTCAGGGTTCGCTCGTCTTTAGCTAATAGCAGGGAGGGCGGGCAACGTGGCAGTTACCTATGATGCTGTAGGACCGGGCGCTACGGGTATCGCGTTTACTACCAGCCCTGGAACGTGGTCGCATACTAACAACGGCAACACGATTGTAGTTGCTGTTACTATCTTCACCGGATCAGCGAATACAGTTACCGCCGTAACGTACGGTGGCGTTGCCCTCTCCTTTCTTAAATTTCAGGCTAGTGCTGGCGGTAGCGCGGGCGGGGTATCCTTCTACGGACTATCTGGCCCCACCGTACCAACCGGAACTAATACCGTATCTGTTTCGACATCGGAGTCTAACAATCATAACGCAGGTTCGGTAAGTCTAGCCGGTGGGGGCGGTTTCGCGACTCCTGTTTCTAATAATGCCGCTGGTACAACATCGGTAACTGTGTCGGTGCCCGGCACTGTTTCGGGCGGAATGATCGTTACCGCCGCGTGTTTCGGTTCTAATACCGGCACGTTCTCGGGCACGAACAGCGTTGCTATTCGGTGGCAACTCAACCATTCCGGCCTTTCCGGGGCTGATAACGGGGTTGAAGGCACCGTAGCTTCTGTTGGTGGTGCCCAGACGGTAGGTTTCAGCAATTCCGCTACAGATGACTGGGGAATTGTTGCAGTTGAGGTATTGCCTACGAGTGCAATTGGTATGCCGCAGCAACGCCACAGAAAGTCACGTCGTAGGAATAACCAGCGCCGTCGCCAGTGGGTTTGGCAGGCCATTACAGGTTCTTTGGATATTACCGGCACGGGAAGTGTCAATACTAATAAGCCGGTTGCTTCCGGCACGGGTATTGAAGAATTTGCAGCTACTGGAAGTAGTAACGCTAAGAAGCCAGCGGCATCAGGAACCGGCGTTGAAGCATTTACCGCTACTGGTAGTAGTTCTGCAAAGAAGCCTGCTGCCAATGGAACCGGAACTGTTGGCGGAATTACTGGCACGGGCTCAAGTAGTATTAAGAAGCCTGCGGCTAGCGGTACCGGCGTCGAGCAGTTCTTGGCTACTGGCAGCAGTGCTCTCAAAAAGCCTGCCGCATCTGGAACCGGAACTAACTTCTGGGGTACTGGTAGCAGTTCTGTTAAGAAGCCTGCTGCGAATGGTACAGGCGTCGAGCAGTTCTTGGCTACTGGTAGTAGCAGGGCTAAGAAGCCTGCTGCGTCGGGCACCGGAACTAACTTCTGGGGTTCTGGCTCAAGTAGTATTAAGAAGCCTGCCGCTTCTGGTACAGGCGTCGAAGTATTCACCGCTACAGGTAGTAGCAGGGCTAAAAAGCCTAGCGCTTCTGGCGTAGGTACAAACTTCTGGGGTTCTGGTAGTAGCTCAGTCAAAAAGGCTGCGGCTAGCGGAACTGGCACAGAAACCTTTACCGCCACTGGCTCGTCAAATGTGAAGAAGCCTGCCGCTTCGGGTACTGGTTCAATTCCGGGTATCTCGGGTACTGGCAGCAGTAGCATTAAGAAGCTGGTGGCTAGCGCCACGGGTACGGAACAGTTCTCGGCAACGGGAAGTAGTTCTGTCAAGAAGCCTGCGGCATCCGGCACGGGTACAAACTTCTGGGGTTCGGGTAGCAGCGCCGTTAAAAAGCCTGCCGCTTCGGGCGCTGGCACAGAAACCTTTACCGCTACAGGTAGTATTTCTATAAAGAAAACTGCTGCAAACGGTACGGGGACTAACACTGCCGCAGGAGTGACGGGTACCGGCCAAACTACTATTAAAAAGATTAACGTTTCTGGCGCTGGCGTCGAAGTCTACACCGGCACCGGAGCCGTTAGCGCGAAGAAGCCTGCTGCGGCCGGAACTGGCAACTCTGGCGGGCTGGCCGGAACTGGTTCGGTAAGTGTTAAAAAGCCTGCGCCTCACGGCACGGGTGCTGAATCCTGGTCTGGTGCTGGCGGCGCTATTGTCAAAAAGGCAAGGTTGCTAGGAACCGGAACTCAGCAATACGCGGGTTCGGGTAGTTTGAGGATTAAGAAGCCTCAGATCTTGGCGCTTTCGCTAGCGTTCGGGACGGGCCGACTAGGGGTTACTCACCCTTATCATGGAATCGTCGCGGGTGCCGGTGAACACAATGCAACTACGACCCATGGCGCTAAATCTCATAGTACCGTGTCCGATACAGACAAGGCGAGGGGTGCAGTGTCCGGTAAAACTAAAACAGCGAGTAAGGTAGCAGGTGAGACATAATGGCAGCGATCGAAACGGGCGAGTCCTATACTTCCACGTTTGTCCTAACGGACGTAAACGGGAACTTTATCGATGCTACGGTTGTGCTCACCATTACCTTGCCCAATGGTACCACCGTTGTTCCAAGCGTTACTCACGACAGTCTAGGTCACTATCACGTCGATTACACTTTTACGCTAGAAGGCTTGTATAAATTCCAGTGGGTTTCTACTGGACCGAATACCTCAAAGACCGACTATGTTCCCGTTGCTACATTCAGGTCTATTGTAAGCATTGATGACGTTAAGGCGTTTATCAATTACGGCACTAGCACGTCCAACGAGAAAGAGTCGTTGCTGCGTCAGGTAATGATGGCAGTAACGGAACTGATCGAAGAAGTGGTCGGCATTTGCGTTATCAAGACTTTTACCAATGAAAGAATTGCTGGTGGCTATACCGTTAAGGTGCTGAAACTGCCTCACGGTCCGCTACTTAGCGACACTTCGATTACTTCCATTAGTTCTGTTCGGGCGAACGGGCCGACGTGGACTCAGGCCAATGGCGATTTTATCGTCTATCCTGATAGCGCCACGGTCGAGCTAGAGAATGCCATGCCGTTCTACTACGGACCATGGAAAGCAACATACACATGTGGCCGCGCGGTTATCTCGAATAAGATTCAACTCGCCGCTCTTGAGATTTGCTACGATATGTGGGCGACTCAGCGGCCTTATGGCGCGGATCAGCTAGAGCCTGGACCTAACGAAACTGCTAACTGGGAAAACCTGGTTAGTACATACAAGATTCCGCCTCACGCGATGGCGATGTTGTCGGGCGAGGAAAGGCCGGGGTTCCGCTAATGAGTCAGCCGCTACGCATTGACGAATACACTCGTAAACCGGGGGTTTACTCATGACCGCTACCGCTACAGCCATTGACAATGTAATTCCCTGGATTGTCTCTACTCTCAACGCAGCGCTCGCCTATCCTGTATTTGACGGACCTCCGTCGAGTCTGCCCGATAATGCTGAGACTAGGTTCGCAGCAATCGGAGCAGAGTCGCCGCTGGAAACAGGCGAAGAGGCAACCCCGGTTAATGCGGCTACAATGTCGCAGGTCTGGAAGGGCCTTGGCGCTAAACGCCGCGAAGAAGAAATGATTATTAACTGTGTCGCGGTCGGCAAAAGTACGACTATCGCGGCAGCAAGAACTTTGGCGACCAGCGTTATTAATGACGTTGCTGTCAATCTTACCTTGCATCCTGGCACACTCGATACCTGGAATGCCCTAGTGTCCGATGTGATGGATACCCGATCTTTGAATGTATCTGGCGGGGCAGTGGTACAGATGCAATTTGCTATTACCGTTCGCGCCAATCTATCGTAAAGGATTTACACAATGCTAAAGCAGTACATCGGCCACCAGAGCCCGGTTTCGGTTGTTCTTGGAGGCGAAGATTTTGGTTACGTCGAAACTGGCGATTCAATCGTGGTTCCCGACGACCTAGCTAACTCCCTTTCCTGGTCCGAAGAAAACTGGGCCGCTGGTGCTTCCAAGTCTAAGGCTAAGTCCAGCACTGATAATAAGAATGACGAAAAGAGTGATGAATAATGGCGACCGGATCAGGGCTTGATGCCCAGCTAGGAACTAAAACCGAAACTACTGTCGGTACAGTTCTTGCACCAGACCATTTCTACACATTCAATAGCGCAGAACTGGCCTTTGACCCGACCTATCTGGAAGGTGACGGAATCCGGGCGACTAAGACCTTCAAGTCTATTAACCAGGTCGGTATTTCCCGAAAGGCCGCGTCAGGTAAGATTGAACTGCCTTTCATGTTTAAGGGTATGTCCTGGTGGATGCAGCATGTTCTGGGTTCTACCCAGGCTCTAGCAGTTGTGCCCGCTGGCACTCTTGCCTATGAGGCATATTTCACTCCTGGCGGTCTTCGAGGTAAGTCTTTCTCGGCACAGCTTGGTAAGCCGGAACCCATTACGGGTACTGTCCAGCCGTTTAACTACAATGGCTGCAAGGTTACTGAATGGGAAATTGCCTTTGAGGATAATGCTAACACGTTGCTGTCTATGTCGGTTGACGCATGGAACGAAGCAACCACTCCCTCCCTTGGTGCGGCTACATATATCGCGAACAACTCGCTGTTCAACTTCGGTCACGTAACTCTGTTTGAGTTGGGCGGGACCTATACTACTACTGCCGGTAAGACTACGGTAGCGAGCGGTGTCCCCGTAACTTCGGTAGTCAGTAAGCTTTCCCTTGCGGGTAAGAATACCCTGTCAACCGAGCGGTACGGACTGGGAAATGCGGGAATCAAGAAGGAACAGTTCCAGGTGGACTTTACAGGTATCACCGGAACATTTGAAGCTGAGTATAACGAATCAGAATTTCAGGCAGCTTTCCGAGCGGGTACTACTACCGGATTGCACATTAAGTCTGTTAGCCCTAACTTTATTGAGGCCGCAGTTCCTTATACGCTGGAAATCCATATTCCGACCGTAAAGATTACTAAGGCACCGGCTACTGTTTCAGGTCCCGGCCTTGTATCGGTATCGGGAGAATTCATGGTTTACGACCCTGACGACGGTAGCAACCCGCCTATTCAGATTCATATCATCAGCACCGATACGGTACTGTAAGCACTAGAAAGGACTACGAGGTTATGCCTCTAGTAACTATTCGGGAATGCCTGAATTGCGACATTGACCACGAATGGCTCTTTGAGTCGATGACTCTTAAAGAGCTGCGATTGATTAAGAAGCTTACCGGAATGGGCCAGAAGGCTTTTGCCGAAGCTGGCGATGAAGGCGATCCCGAAGCTCTTGCGGCTCTGATCTACGTACTGCACAAGCGGGACAAGATTGTGATCCCCTTTGAAGACGTAGACCTGGACTTTACTAAGTTCAAGATGGAGCCGACCGAGCAGGAGCTTAAGGAACTGGCAGCCATGGAAGACATGGACGATAGCGACAACCCAAAAGAAGAGATCGTGAATGGCCTCTAAAAAAGGGTGGGCTAGAAGCTCAGGTTCTGAGTTACGCGGCCGACATCTGGTCTATATTCGGAGTCAATATGCTGGATATCTGGGAGTTGCCCGCTAGTGTCTTTTTCGGGATGACACATCAGGTTGACGCGCAGCGGCGAGAGGCGAATAAAACGACATAGAGATGAGCGTAAGCAAATGAGAGCCCTAGCAGAATACATTAAGGCCGGTGCGGAATTTACCGCACGGGCCGCTCGCCTCTATTCCGGCGTCTGGTCGAACCGGATGCCCCGCGCTACTCACGTAGTAGTCCAGGGAAACAACGTATCCGTGCAAACTGAAAGTTCGATTGCGCAGCAGTCTCGCGCATTTCAGGGTGGCATTCGTCACCCTCTTAACTATCCTAGTCAGACGGCTGGTAACGATAGGAGCTGGGGTCCTACACCTAAGCGGCCTTATATGACGTGGGCTTGGCGCGATACGCGACTTGACATGGAAAATCAAATGGCCAAATGGGCTGAGGATCTAGCAAGGGAGAAGCTGGGATGACCACACAAGCAAACGTAGTCCTGCGCTTTTTCACTAAGGGAGATAACTCTGTCTCGGGCATTATGGACAAGCTCTCTGTCAAGAAGAAGGAACTTTCCAAGCCCGTTACTGTCCCTATCGATGCTGACGCCAAGTCTGCCAATATCACGATGGATAAGGTCAAGGCCGAAGCCGACAAGCTGAACAAAAGGCGCGCGGAATTTACCATTGACGCCAAGGACAACGCGGCTAAGTCTAAGCTTCTCGCTATCGACATTCGCCTTGAAAAGCTTAACAAGTACCTGGCACGTCCAGGCGTTGAGCTACAGGGACTCGACGGTACGCTTCTGGGCATTTACCGTATTGGTTCCGCTATGGACAAGCTGGACGGTAAGACTGCCCATGTGCGCGTTAAGTCTAGCGGTGGCGGTAGTGAGAACATTCTCTCGCGTGCTTTCGGTGGCGGCGGTGGCGGCGCATTCTCTGGACCATTCGCAGGTATTGCGGGCGTAGGTTCTGGTGCGAGTGCTGGCGTTATCGAGGCTCTGACTAGCCCGGTCGGTGCTGGTGCTGCGGCTCTTGCCCTGCCATTCATCGGTACGGGTGTCGGTGGCGCGGCTCTTGGCGCTGGCGGTGCAGCTCTCGCGGGTGCTGGTATTGCTGGCGCTATGGGCGCTGGAACTAGTACGCCTGTCGAAATGTCCAAGGCACAGGATACTTTGCACTCTGCACAGCTTCGAGTTATCGCAGCTCAGAGTAGGCTTAACGATCTACAGCACAACAGTAAGGCTACGGTTACACAGCTAGCAGCAGCACATGCATCTTTGGCATCCGCCGAAGCCTCTGTTGCTACCGCACAAACCAATCTGGACAAGATGCCACCAGTGGCTAATAAGGCCCAGCAGGCTGCGCAGGATGCCTTTAAGGATCTGGCGCAGAACGCCAAGGCAAGCCTTACCACGATTGGCGCTTCATTTGCTCCGGTAATGGTTACTATTTTCAAGGCTGCTAACACGACTCTAGATGCTCTCACGCCGGTATTCGCCGCAGCCGAGAAGACTATCTCTGGACCATTCCAGCAGGTAGGCACAATTCTCGCAACTTCGCTGGCTTCTCCTGCCGTGGTAGGATCAATTAAGAGCCTTGCTTCATCGTTCGGTGAATTCCTCAAGGGCTTTGCCCCGCAGATTCCTGGCATTGTTAACGCGATTGCTAATGGGATTAACGGTATGGCCACGGCCTTTACGGATCACCCCGGAATGATTAAGGGCATGGGCAGCGTTCTTGCTTTCCTGCTTAAGATTCCTGGTTTTGTGATGGGCGCGGTAGGTTCGCTTACTCGCGTTACCGCCTGGCTTATTGGCGGTCTACCTCACGCGGTGTCTATCGGGCTTGATGCGGCTCGTGGATTCTTTATTAACATTGGTCACGATATCGAATCGGTCTGGAATGGTGTTTGGACTAATCTTAAGAGTACTACTTCGACCGGAGCAGGAGTTCTTAGTTCTTTCTGGGCGACCATTACGGGGCCTTTCGTAGCGGGCTACAATTTCGTTATTGGTATTTTCAATAACATCAAGAACTTTATCACTACGAATTTCGATACGTGGTGGGCTGCTAACGGCGAAGCAGTTATTGCCGTTTGGAATGGCATTTGGATAAGGGTTAAGGAAATTGCTACAACTATCTGGAATGGCCTTGTACTCGCGGCTCAGGGATTCTTCGGCGCTATTGCTATTATTTTCCAGGTAGGAAAGACAATCATTCTCGGTGTCTGGGGTGTTATCTGGCCGCTAGTAAGTGCCATTTTCCGGGCAGCTTGGACAGTTATCATTGGTGCTATGCAGGCCGGATGGCTAATCATTAAAACGGTTTTCCAGGTCGGTGCTGCGGTAGTAACATTGGTTTGGCAGGCGGCTTGGGCGGTCATTAAACTAGTCGCGCAGCAGGCATGGGCGCTAATTCGCACCGTCATTAAAATCGGCTGGGACATTATCATCGGACTATTCAGTGCAGCTCTTAACCTCCTGACCGGACGTTGGGGTGCAGCATGGCAGAATATTCGGAATATGTTTATCCAGGTCTGGAACGCAATGCGGTCCTTCTTGCAGGGAAGCATGACCCGGATGTGGAATACAATTGTGTCTGTTTGGGGCAGCGTATTCGCTTTCTTCCGTACAGTGCCAGGGAAAATCCTGAATGCTATCGGAAGCTTGTCAACCTTGCTGGTTAACGTCGGTAAGAATGTTATCAGCGGGCTGTTCAATGGTATCGTACAAGCTTTGTCGAACGTGCGTCATTGGATTAGTGTTAATCTGGTGCAGCCGATCGTTAACGCTGTTAAGGATTTCTTCGGTATTTCGTCTCCGTCAACGGTTATGGCGGGAATCGGCGGGCACCTTATTGGTGGCCTTATCCGGGGAATGCTTCATACCGATCCAAAGAAGTTTATCGGGAAGATCTTCGGCGGTTTGCCGCAGGCTCTCGGTTCAATTGTCGGTAAGGGCCTGGTTGCTCTTTCGGCTCTGCCAGCTAAGGCTATGAAGGCTCTTGGCGGTCTTGGTGCGGGAATCTGGCACAAGCTATTTGGAGGTGGCGGAAGCCCCTTTGGTGGTGGAGATTTCGGTGTTAGTCAGTGGATGGGCGTTGTTTTGCAAGCGCTCGCAATGAACGGTTTGCCTGCATCTCTTGCAAGTCAGGTATTGCACCAGATTCAGACAGAATCAGGTGGAAATCCCAATGCAATTAACCTATCTGACATTAATGCTCAGCGCGGAGATCCATCCAGGGGCCTATTGCAGACCATTGGTAGCACTTTTGCGGCTTACCATGTTGCGGGTACGAGTAATAACATTTATGACCCGCTCGCTAATGTAGCTGCCGCTATCAATTATGCCCGGCACGTTTATGGCCCCTCTCTTATGAGTGGCGGAAGTGGCCTTGGTTCTGGTGGCGGGTATGCTTTGGGAACAAGCGGAGCTGCAAAGGGGTGGGCCGTTGTCGGAGAACGCGGACCTGAAATGGTTCTGTTTAACGGCGGCGAGCAAGTTGTGCCTAATGGTGGTATGACCGGATATGCTAGGGGAACGACGGCAGAAGTTAATGCCGGTGTTTCGTTGTACCTTAAGTATATTCATGGCGATCTGCTTACCGTTTCAAAACTGCATAGCGCTCAGATTACATTCCTGAAGGACATTTCTAAGTATTACCGGGGTTCTACTGCAAAGGGTATGGACGCTACTGTCAATAGGCAGACTAAGGCAATGATCACGGCAGCTAATCAGCTAACATTGCTGAAGAAGAATTTCGCTACGGCACAGGGTTACGCGGGCACAGTCAAATCTAACGCTGTTGGATTTGCCTCTTTGTCTAACGTAGACCTGAATTCGGGGCTTGGTATTGCAGGCGGACTAAGAAATAAGCTGAGCAGGCTTAAGGCTTTTGCGGCTATGATAGCCAAGCTTAAGAAGCGTGGTGTTAGCGCTGCTGTTATCCGGCAGATTATCGATATGGGACCTGACCAGGGTTACGCATATGCTGCTGCGCTTGTCGGCGCAACGGCCGGTACGATTTCTTCGGTTAACAAAACGACATCAGCTATTAATTCGGCTGCTACGGGTCTGGGTAATACGGCAGCGTTTACCGTTTACGGTATTAACGTTGCTAAGGGACTCAAGTCTCAGGAAGCATCGCTTCATGCACTTATGCGCCGACTGGGCAAGTCTCTTGCACGGGAAGCCGTACACTGGTTCAAGGTACCGAGGTCTAAGGTGCCTGCGTTCGCTTCTGGAACATCTAACGCGCCGCGCGGTTGGGCGGTCGTTGGAGAGAACGGACCTGAATTGCTTAACCTCCGAGGCGGGGAATCTATCACGCCTGGCGGAGGTCTTATTGGCAGGGGTTCGGGTGGCGGAACTATGATTGTAAATGTCAATGTACGCGGTGCACTCAGTACCGACCGGGATATTCACAGGGCTGTTGCAAACGGCCTGGCGGATTTTGAACGGCACGGCGGTAGTGTGCCTTGGGATTAGCACTAGTTGTTAATACGAATGGACGCGGCGGTGGTTCTCGCTAAGGACACTAGCCCTTGGTGAATCACCGCCGCTTCTGTATGTTATGTAAATTGGAGAATTAAAATGGCCCTTCCGGCGCGACCTGATACTATTTTCGAGGCTAATTTCTTTAACACTCAGGATGGACAGGCATGGACCAATCTCAGTAATTTTGTCGAGCTTCAAGAAGGTGTCTCTATTTCTCAGCGTCGGCAAATTATCTTTGACGAAGTTTCTGCCGGTTCGATGTCAATTTCTCTGGATAATTCAAATGGGGATTTCAATAATAATCGGTCCGACTTGCAATTCTTCGGATTGATCAATATTGATGTTCCGGTAAGGTATCGGATTCGGTGGCCGCGTAATCCTACTGATACGGTTAATATGCTGGCTGCGGAGGAATCGACAGCTAGCGATACTGATGCATTTACGGCCGAATCGGGAACTCTGGACCTGGAAACTTCCGCTGTTCCTGCTGGGCAGACTACTGCGTTGATCTGGAATACGGGAGTTTTGCCGAATACGAGTACTCGATGCATTACGGGCGATTTCAATAGCCGGTCGGCTGATGAGTACCCGGTCTATGTTAATCCTAGTACGCAATATACTTTTTCAACTCAGGTTAAATGTGATACTGCGGGTACCGGAATTACTTTCCGGGTATCGGCCCGTGTTCTGTGGTACGACAAAACCGGGCAGCCTATTTCTGAGTCTACTGGTACGTCTACTTTGCTTACGACTTCTTATCAGCAGGTTAAGGTAACGGCTACCTCACCTTCAAATGCATATACAGCGCGGGTCGCTATTGCTAATGAAACAACTGTTAGTCCTGCAACGGCTACGATTGCTATTACCAGTTACACGGCCGATGTAGTAAATAAGGGTGGCAGGTTTACGCATCTTCGCATTCCGGCCGAGGCAAATATCGGGGACGTAGCGCTTCTCTGGCAGTATGCTAATGCTCAGCCAACTTATGCTACGTTGCCGTCAGGCTGGACTTCTCTTAACTCCGGCGGTACTAATGATTTGCGCGGTAAGCTACGAGTAGCGTGGAAGATTGTAACTCAGGCTGATATTGATAAGGTTATCGAGTTCAGCATTAACCAGACAGGTAAGCACTGGATGGGTATGCTAGCCACATATTCGGGTGTGGACAACGCAGCACCTATTAACACCAGTGCCATAAGCCAGGAGGCTACGTATCAGACGACGCATACTTCTCCAAACGTTACTACGGCGGCGGCTAATTGCTTGCTAGCTAATGGTATTTTTGATACTAGCACTACGAACGTGAACTGGACTCCACCGGGAACAGTTACGGCTAGAAAAGAAGCTTTTTCTATTGGCGGAAACGCGGTAGCAGGCATCATAGCGGACGCTGCGGGGGGAGTTGCGGGTGTTAAGACGGGCGTAATTTATACGTCAAGTGCGGCGTCGAAGTTTGCAAGCATGTCCACCATCGCGCTCAAGCCTACGACCGGAACAGGTCCAGGTAACGTCGTGGTATGGATCGGGGCATGGCAGCTTGAGACTGGCGCTACCGCAACGACGTGGGCTGCCGGGGGAACCTGGCTGGATCTATTTAGCGGGTCGGTTGACTCTTGGTCTAAGACGTTTTCGGGCGATCTTAGCCTTATGGCAGTGCAAGCTACTGATGTGTCTAAGAAATTGGCCACCGTCAATATCGGACCAGCGGTCTATCAGGCGATCTTGTCCGCTGATCCTGTTGCTTATTATATTCTTAATGAATCGGGAGACGCCTCCACTTCACAAGGTGCTAATTCGGCTCATACTGCGCAGAATACGATGAAGGTTGTGCAGATCGGGGCGGGCGGCACTCTTAGCTGGGGTCAGGGAATCGGCCCGCCCGTTGACGGAACCCCCGCAGTTCAGATTGATAAGAGCACTATTAATAATGGTCAGGTGCTAAGAACTTTCCTGAAAAACCCCGTTTCTAACTCGTCTGCTGTCACTATTGCGGTGTGGTTTTCATCGACTGACACAGATACGAGTAGCACGATTACTATTGCTAAGACTTCACCTGTTGTTAGTGGTACTGGCGGCGCTGAGCCTACTTATGCGGAGCTGCGTGCAACATCTGGCACCAACTTTCAGGCTAACAGCTCCGTAAAGTCTGGGAACATCGCGATATTCAGTACGGCTGTCGATTCGACTAACTATTTTGATGGCAAGACCCATCTTGCGGTTGGGACATTTGAGCTAACGGGTGGTCAGCTAGTAGCGACTCTTTACATTGACGGCGTGCAGACTGCACAGAATTCGACCGCTGCTACCTTCACCGAATTTCCGTCCTTTAACGTTCTTAACGTGGGTAATGCTTATCCGACTAATCACATCGCTTCCGGTACTTACAGCCATGTTGCGCTATTTGATTATATTGTTGATGCTGACACGATTGCGGATATTTACGACGCGGGCACTACGGCTTATGCGGGGGATACGGTAGACCAAAGGATTGGCCGTATCTGCACCTGGGCTGGAATCGGTAATCAAGACCTAGACGTTAGTGATATTATTTGCGATCGTCACATGCCTGATCCCCAATCGGCATTGTCGGCTATTCAGCAGGCGGCCAAGACAGACGGCGGTACAAGCTTTATTAATGGCAGCGGAAAGGTGACATTTAAATCAAGGCTAGACAAAGAAGGTACGCTTACAACGTGGCTTAGTGTGAATGCTCAATATGTCCAGCCTGCGATGACAGAGGTCACTGATGATCAGCTATTGGTAAATCAGGCGGTAGTTACCCAGTTGAGCACGGGATCGAGGGCAACTAGTTCCGATCTTGACTCGCAGGATATCCATGGAGTCCGCGAAGACGACCGGGATTCTATTGCTCAAAGTACCGACGAAGCGCAGAACGAAGCAGATTACCTAACGGCGTTTTATGCCGTTCCTACTCAGCGATGCGACAACATTACTATCGAGGCGGTATTCTTGCAGGCGTGGTCCACGATCATAACGCAGGATATGTGGAATATTATTCATCTTTCAAATCTTCCGCTAATTGAGCAATCTACAACTCTTGACCTTTATGTCGAGGGCTGGTCGCACGCCATAAATGACGAAACCTGGGAAATTACTTACGACACCTCAGCGGCAATTCCTTTCGCGGTTCTTAATGATAGCGCACGAGGTGTCGTTGGAGCTGTTGTAGTCTCCTGGTAGGAAGGAAATAGAGTGCCTCTATCAGATATCACTCCTATGACGTGGACGGACACAGTAGCAGATTTGACCGATGCTAATTTCAATACCGAAACTAGGGATTCTTACAATCTGCTGCTCAGTCCTCCCGCCGTGGGAATTAATCACAATACCACTCAAACTATTGGCAGCGCGGCTTGGATTGCGGTTACTTTTAATACGCTACTATACGATACACTGGCGACGGATACCCCTCAATGGGCATCAGGCACACCGACTAAACTGACTTGTCAGGTAGCGGGCTGGTACGAAGTTAGTGCATCAGCCACGTTCTCGAATCCTGCCGGTCTTGGTCAGATTTTGTCCGCTATTCGTAAAGGTCCCACTACGTCAGGTACGAGCCTTTACACTGGTAGCGCGGTTAGTACTAACGGGGCATCGTTTGGAATTCTGGACGTTTGCGTCAATGTTCTGATGCAGCTAGCCGTTAACGACGACGTATATTTTATGATTTTTCAGAATACCGGGGGCGGTAGTTTGACGTTGACAAACGACAACTATTCGCCGCTGTTTACGATGACTAGGCGGCGAGGAATTTGAGTGGTACTACTGTTAGTGATAATGTCAGCGATATTTACGGCTACCCGGTCCCTGATACGTGGGTCGCGGGCCAGCCAGTACAAGTCGATTGGCTTAATCGTAATATTCGTGATCCTCAAACGTTCCTGGCTTATGCCCCTACCACTACCGTTTACCGCAATGCTACTGTATCGCTGGCGAGCGGTGTTAACGCTCTTACCTCGTTTGACACAGAGGTTGTCGATACTGATGGCATGTTTACACCGCCGTCCACAAATTTGACTATCAAGCGACCAGGATTGTACGAGATTCAGACGTGCGCCTTTTTCGCAGCTAGCGCGGCCGGTCCGATTCGGGCAGTTCACTTTGACGTTAATGGTAACCATACGTTTAGTCTTAATTCCGGTCCTGCTCCAAGCAATGCAACAGCACTGAATGTTGGAGGCATTCTCCCGTTGAATGCGGGCGACGTAATTACCCAGGTCTGTTTTCAGAACAGTGGTGGGGCAATTAATATTGGCGGTGATATCAGGCATCGGTTGTCAATTAGATTGCTTGGAACGGTGCAGACTGACCTGGTATTCGACCCAGTTACAAAAACTTCTACAAGTTCGGGTGCTACTGCCGGTACAAGTGTAAAGCCTACTGCGGCTTCACCAACTAAGCATGTGACATCCTTTAACGCCACTTACAGCCGTACATACAATGGGAACGGCTCTACTACCTGGGATGATTCGGCTTATTGCTATCAAGGACGTTATGATACTAACCGGGATAACACCCGGTCACTTGTAGGGTTCAATTTCGGGAGTATCGAAAGTACCCTGGCGGGTGCAACGAAGATTACCGGCAAGTTTACATTTAAGGTGGCGCACAGCTACTACAATTCAGGCTGTACTGCTGTCATCGGTTCTCACAAATACACGTCTAAGCCCGCTACCTGGTCGTCGGCTAACGTATTTGAAAATCAGATGCGACGCGGATCATGCGTGGCCGGTCATACTTATACAGTTAATCTTAGCGCTTGGCAATGCTGGGCATTTCGGACTGGTGCTATTACCGGGATGGCATTTGGACCAGGCCCTAGTACTAGTCGTACCTATTACGGATACATGTATGGCGCTACTCAGGGCGGCAAACCGTCATTGACCTTCACGTATTACAAATAGGAGGCTATTGTGGATCTATGGCAATACCCCTCGACCTGGAAGGTTGGCGACAAGCTTGATGCTGACACCCTCAATGATCGGGTCAGGGATAAAAATAATCTTCTGCTCAGAAAGCCTCTGACCTTTGCTACTATGAGTGCGTCGCAGGCGTGGGGATCGGGTAACCTGACTCTGGGCTGGGATACAATTGTTCAGGACGATGATGGCATGGTTCTGGGTGATGCATCGCCTACTACTCAGTTTTATGCGCAGCGTACAGGCACGTACCGTTTCTGGTGCGCTATAGCGGTTACGTCCCTGGCTACAGCTCAGGGCGTTGCTCTTACCACGCTAGTTAATGGCGTTACCGTGTTTCAAAATGCTTATCGAATGGAAGCGCGTTCGGGATTGCCGTTTATGCTAAACAATACTGGCCTGCTAACAATGAGTGCGGGCGAATCACTTAAGATGTTTGCCTTTAACGCTCTCGGGACATCGACACTTACGATTACTCCTGCTAATAATTCCCCGTACGTCGCCTTCATGTGGATGGGTGCGACATAAGGAAAGAACAATGAAACTAATGACAAAGCTAAGGAATCGCATCGGGCACCGGGGCGCGTTCCTGCTGTTCCTGGCCCTCCTAGATTTTCTTTACGGTTGGTCTCTTCTAATTGCCCCGGCTCCTCAATTGAAGAACGTTCTGCCCTTTTCCATCTGGGGCTTTATCTGGATTGCGGGCGGTGTCGCCTGCTTGATCGGGGCATTCCTGCGAATGGACCGCATTCCTTATGGTGTAGCCGCGACGGTTAAAGCCGGATGGGCAATGACGTGGGTTAAGATTTGGGTGTTTAACGACATTCCGCGTGCCTGGGTTAGCGTGGCTATCTGGGCTGCCTTCGCAGGGCTGGTGGTAATTGTTTCTACCTGGCCTGAAAACTGGCGCAGGCGTAAGGTAGTTTCCGATATCGATTTGCCCACGCCTCTATCAGATCACTCAAAGAATCAGGAGTAAGGGCTATGTCTCAGGGTGTTATTGTTACAATTATGCTAGGAGTCCTGCCCTTTATCGTTGGCCTGCTAACGTACCTGGG